GCAGCCATAACACGGTTACAAAGAAATCCGGCGCACCGCGCTGGCGGAACAAAGACGGCAACGTGGAAACGCTGCAAACCATGGGAAGCCCTTCGGCAGCGGCTATGCATCATGTAATCTGGGAACAGGTAGAGCCGGATGTGCAGGACACCTTGGAGAAGAAGCTTGAAGCGTCGATCCAGAAAACACTTGCCAGAGCGGCAGCGAAGAAGGGGGCGAGGTAATGACAGAAGAAATGCTTGCCATGACCCCTTATATGATGCAGATTGCATTGAACCAGACGCTTCAAAAAATCTTCAAAGGAAAAACATACTGCGGACCCGGCGGGGAAAAGGAACTGAATTTCTTTGAACAAGACCTGCCCATCGACACAGGACGGGACGATGCTGTTGATACCCCAGCAGCATTTGCGCCCTACATCATTACAGAAATTGGTGATATGGATTCGCCGGAAGGCGACACGCCGATGGAAGTTGATGTGACGATGTACATTTGCGCGTATGACACCGGGCTAAAACGGCAGGGCTACCGAGATGTTCTGAACATTGCAACGGATATCATGAAAGGATTCAGGGCGGTGCCGAGGTTCGGCAGGGCGTGTACCGTACAGGGGAAAATCCGTGCACAGATGTCGAAGGACGACTATCACCCGTACTACTTTGGTGCTGTGCAAATGACCTGCACAGTCCCGAATGCAGACCCAGCAACAGACCCAGAGATAGAGGATAT